AATTTTTAACGGTTGATGTAGATTTTGTACTTCCAGAATTTTCATCCTTCATCGATACATTACATATAAAAGTTCTATTATTAGTAACTGTAGAATCTTTCCAAAACTCACCCTGATCACCTAACGCATTGCTAAAAATACTAGAGGGATACCCATTTATTGTTTCGTAAGTAATAAAATTTAAATCTTTAATAATAAGATTATCCGAAGCACTGGTTGTAGGACTATTATAGTTAGAGCTACCGCCATCTCTAAATGTAATGTATTCATCAGATAGATTAGTTCTACATCCTTTTGTAAGATTTATGTCTACTAATAGTAAATATTCAGAATCAGAATCTTTTTCTTTTATATATATTCTACCACCAGATATTCTAGGGTCATAAGGAGACTTAGCCCCTACATTTACAGAAAATACTTTAAAATCATCTGCCTCGTCTACAGTAACTTCAGTACTATATTCAGTTAGTAAACTTTCTTGATTATCATCATATATAAAGCTTTGTGCGAATACGTAAATACCAGACTTAATTAATCCCTCACCGCTTGTATTTGTAGATATATTAAAATTAAACCCTTGCCCAGCAGAAGGAAAAGTTGATACAGCTGGTGTAGTAGCACCGTCAACACAAGTACCGTTAGTTGGTTTTGCTAAACTATTATCTTTAGCGAAGTAACCTAAATAAGAATTATCATCTGTAGTAGACCCAGCTAAAGCTGCTAGTAATTGAAAATGCCTCCTATTAATCCAACCATACCATTGAACCTTACAGTCATTTTTATCGGCAGTGTCAAAACACCTAATTGAATCATCTATTTTATGATACAGTACTTTAGAATTTATACCAGTAGCAGAAGAACGAAGAGCAATACTATCTTGCTCCCAATTTGTACCTGCTGTATTTGTTGAGTATACATCTATTTTATGCTCATCAGGATGAGCAAGTAATAATACCTTGTCACCAGTTCCAAACCCCTTTACTGTAGCCGCCCAATATACCTGCCCTGTTTCAAGTGATATTTTAATTGCTCTATCTAAAATAACATCATTACCGCTATGACCTACAACGGTATATATACCTTGTCCATTTGCATCAATAGAATTAGAAGGGAAGATCGGTGCAGTTATAAGGAGTCTAGTCCCAACAGGATATGATGTGGTTAAGTTTACAGCAGAGCCATCAACTTTCATCTCAAGTGCTTTCGTTCCTGTATTTTGTTTAAAACCATCTTCACTACCACCTGTGTTATCAGCGGTAGATACTTCTTTTGTAACACCGTCACGAACAAAATCTGTTTCAAAATATCCTAGTCCATAGCCAGCTTCTATATGGTCTATATGTGATGTATCATAAGCAGATAATAAATTATTTGTAGCATTTTTCATATTAAATGCACCACCAATCGCACCTTGTTTAGTAAAGGTTAGATTAGATACATCAGCAACTTCATTATCTGCTATGTCGGCAGGGTCTTTTAGATTATTCAAGCCTCCTGAAAAATCTTTTATTTGGTATAAGCGTTTTGGCACTTACTTTCCCCAGAATTTCCATCTGCTTTGTATAACTGCCTTACCTATGTCTAATGCTTCTTTCATAATTAAATCTTTTTCAGATTTAGTAATTTTGTTATCCTTATAACCAGACTCTAACGCCTTCACTAAATCACCAATTTCTTTTACAAATTGTCTATTTTTAGCAGTTACTGTCGTAGCATATCCAGCAACAATAAGCCCAATTAAATAAAACATATTTGACCAACTTAGCCAATCATTGAAAAAATCCATATTATTTCCTCTCTTTTAGTAGTTGTTTAATTTCTGTAATGTCTTCCATCATTACATCTAGTTTGTAAGTTATTAATTCTTTATCCGCTTTTAATTCTAAGTCTCTTTTTATAGCATCTATATCATACTTCATAAATCCAAAAGCTAACGTAATTGCACATATCATAGTAAAAATAGTGATAACATTTTCAACTGATATATTTGTGTTCAACTTCACGACCTTCTTACTTTTCTTGCTACCTTTTTACTATACTTAGCTTTTTGCTTACCCTTGGCAGAAGCTTGTCGTTTCTTCCTGTTGGTAGCCGAACGCTCAGAGGCACTGAGACTTTTCCTAACTGATTCAGGTAAATAACGCCCTCTTTTAGCTCTTGGCTTCTTTTCATCTCCTTTACTGACATAATCCCATTTCTGTTTTGACCATTTAGATAAACTATTACTTGATGATTTAGCACCTTTGTACCCACCACCTTTTTTCTTATAACGCTTTGTAGCGATCTGAGCTTTGCGAGCAGACCATTGTCCGGGTCTACCGCCAGAACTGCCAGACTTAACAGACGAGACAATGCTTTTCCACATTTTTTCGTTTGTCTTCTTTGCAGATTTAGTAGCCATTACTTACCAATTTTTTTCATTGCTGCTAAGTGTGACTGTTTAAAAGTCATACCGTTTCTCATCATATTAGCCATACCTCTAATGTGTTTAGCTGTGTGATGCTTAGAGTGTTTTTTCATTGCTCCTATTTGTCTCTGATTTAAACCAGACATAGGAACACCTTTTATTTGTATAGCTTTTTTAGTTGCCATTTTATTCTCCTACCACTTTACTTTATCTGCCCAATAAGCAGCTGACATTTTGCCCTTAGCAATGTTTTTACCATGCCTAGCTTTAAAAGATTTACGCCTTGCTTTTTGTTTAGCTGATTCACCAGCTTTTGGTTTACCAGCTGTCTTTACACCTTGCTGACCAAAGCGAATAGTTTTTACTTTATCGCCTACTTTAGCAACAACGACATGTGACTTTTTAGGGTGACTTGGTGTACGTTTAGGTTTATTAAACCCCGACACTCCTGCTCTAGCAAGTCTTGAATCTTTTTTCTTTGGCATATTAACTCCTAATTCTTTCCATTTAATCTACTAATAACACCTTTTATTTCCGAAACTTGATTATCTAAATCATTTATTTCTTTATTCAGTGCATCAAACTTTCGATCTAGTTTATCATCAGATAAGTTCCATCTATTAATTAGTTTAATTATCATTCCCTCTGTGTTTTCTAATGTCTCGCTCTGACCCCTGTTCTCTGTTTTTAGGTCTTGTAAAGCTTCTTCCTGCACAGACCCTCTTTTGTTCATAGAGAATACCATATACACTAATAAAGCCCCTACGACACCTATCATACCCGCCTCGCTGTACACTTCTAAAAAATTCATTGTCATTCTTCCTCTTCTTTAAAGACTTCTTCACCTTTTTTACACTCTTCACAAGTTGCGTTAAACGCCTCTCTTACAGGTCTGTCGCATTCAATACAGTGAAACGGTAATGGCATTATCGAACTCTCCGCAATTCTCGGTTAATAAAATAGTTATGATTAAAGTCATCTTCTGTTAACTCTACTTTTTTCTTCTTTTTTTCTTTCCCCAAGATAAGGGATTTAAGTTTAATTCTGTTTGATACCATTCTAGTTGTTCTTGCATTTGTGTTATTTTTACTTCTTCTTCAGCTATATGCTTACTGACAAGTTCTTCAATTCTGGAATTAGCAAGTTCCATTCTTCGTTCAAGATCTCCAATCCGATTTTCAATACGTAAGTAGCCCATGACAACGATACCAACTCCCACGATAATTTGCCCAAGCCACTTAATGTTAAGGCTAATCCGCATATTATCGTCAAGTTTAGTGACCCCATAACTCCTGTACGTTTTCTCTTCACTCATACCTCGTAGCCGACAACTGACCAGCCATTATCACAACTGCCAAGCAGCACCAACCCGCCAAGCACTATTACTAAAAATGCTATTATAGTTATGTAGTCTTTCAAATCGTCACTCACCAGACCATTCATCCTTTTTCATTTCAGCTAAACATTCACTATGTGACAAAGCCGTAACACCACTCATTGCTGATACTTGAGCGTGTGTTCCATCGGCTATTGCTAACTCATACTTTACTAATACTTTTGTATTGTCTTTATTCCATCTTGGTGCACCTAATTTGCCTTGTTTAAATGCACACTCTTGCCAACTTGGATTTTGTAATGTAGTCTTATCTACCACAGATTCTGTATACGTATACTCTTCATCTTTTTTAGGCACAGAATGAGGCTCTGACATGAGTTTTTCTAATAACTCTGCCTTAGTATCGCTTGATGAATAATCTACGTCACAATCGTCCATATACGCTTTTATCTCTGCTTTTGTGTTATCATCTGAAGGGTAATAATCATATTTGTCTACAGATCGTGTAGCAGTCTTTTCTACATCTTTATAAGTGTACTCATTCCAAGACAATCTATCCGCAGTTTTAAGTTTGCTTGGTAGCTTACCTTCATATACTGCTTTGGTTAATATTAAATATGTATTAGTCATTTTTATGCTTTCCTTTGGAATATTTAAAGTTTTTACTTATTTCATCACTTGTTAAAATTCGATTGTAAATCATTATTTCATCCATCATGCCATTCCATTTTGTACTATTATTTTCTTTTGAGCCTATAATTAAATCAAAACCATCGTCAGATGTGTACGTTCCTGTAGATGTGTTATCTACATTTGGTGAAGTAATTTGACTTAATACTCCCGCTTCATTGCTTGAGTACCAAGTTGCTGAACCTCCTGCTATGCTTGTCCAAGTAATTGCCCAATAAGACCAAATATCTGGTGTTAAATATGTATTTTTTTGCCATACATAATTATCACCACTAAAAACACCAACTAATCTAATGTGCCACTTACCGCCACTAAATGAATCGCATTTAATTTGCCATCCTTGATTACCATTACCAGACTTATGCATAATTCCCATATTTCCTGTTGAACCTTCTGGTTTTAACCACATTTCAACTGTAGCACCAGTTTGCCAAATATCTGTTAATGATGTTGGACTGCCTAAATTGAGATATTCACTACTACCATTTAGCCTTAACACATTGCTACTTGGATTTGTAAACGGAAATCCTAATCCATCTTTGTTAGAGGTTAGTCCCTCACGAATTGTAATTGAATCTGGAGTACCTTGTACAGAACCATCGTTGCCTGTGTTAAGTGTAGGGTTACCATTTACAGTACCATGATTAGTACCAATTAAATCTTTTATTGCATTAGCGTCTGTACTTGCAGTATTAAGTTTCCAATAACCAATTAAATTTGAGTTAGATGCTTCTGAACTATTTATTCCAGAATTATATATGCTTTGTACTTCAGATAAAGATTTAGCATCATTATAAATAGCAACACTTGATATTTGCCCATCGAATGTATAAGCACTGCTATAAAATGCACCTATAATAGTTTTCTCTCCATCAAAATCTAAACTTGATGGAAAGCTACTTGAATTATCAGCGTGTGTAGTTACACCATCTACATATAATTTTGTTTTAGTATAGTCACTTGAATCCCATACTGCCATAATATGATGCCAACCGTTTGTAAGGGTTTCTGTAACACTCCATGTAGTTCCATTTAATCTAAAAATCACATTATTTGCTAAAGATATAACCGTAATTAAACCATGATTATTGCTGAAACTTCCAATATGAACAAAAGCATCATTGACCGCTGAAACATCTGTGAGGTTTGCCCATATGGAAAAACTTAAATCTCCTGTATAACTATCACCTAATGATGTGCCTAATCCTGCGCCTGTATCTACATAATCTCCTGTACCATCAAAATCTAAATAACTCCATCCTCTTCTATCTTGCCATGTAGTTACGCCATCGTTACGCCAGTAACCTAATAAGTTTCCAGACTTGGAGTGATTAGTAGCATCGAGTGCGATTCCATCGTTGAATATTTCTTGAATTTGTGTAGAGTTAAGAGCAGTATTAAAAACAGAACATTCATGTATCGTACCATCAAAATTACCCCAAGCACTTTGTCCTATTCTTGCATTACCTCCAAATAACCAAGCATCAGTTACAACTGTTGTTGTACTATCTAAAACACCATCAATATATAATTTAAAACTTGTACCTTCTCTTGTAGCAGTTAATAATCTTCCGCTTGCTATTTCAGTACC